CTGCTGCAGGCAGGCATTGAGGCCATTGCCGGCATCCAGCTGGTGCTGCAGCAGGGCGACAAGGACGATCCGGATATCGGGCTGCATCCCGTCGTTGGCGACGAATATTTCTACGACCCGCGCAGTTATTCGTTCAACTTCAAGGATGTCCGCTACGAAGGCATCATGAAGTGGATGGACGTCGAGGCCGCCGCCGAGATGTTTCCGGACGAGCGTGAGAAGCTGGAAGGCCTGTTCCAGGGCGACAGCGATCTCACCACCAATCCGGACCGCGAAGTCAAATGGCTGATCCTGTCGCAGCGCCGCGTCCGCATGATCGAGCACTGGTATAAGCACAAGGGCAAATGGTGCTGGGCGTTCTATTGTGCCAACGTGCTTTTGGATCAGGGCGTGTCGCCGTTCATCGACGAGCGCAAGAACAGCGAGTCCTCGTTCGCGATGTTCTCCGCCGCGATCGACCAGGATGGCGACCGCTATTCGTTCGTTCGCAATTTCAAGGGCCCACAGGACGCGCTCAACCAGGGCAAGAGCAAGACGCTGGCGCTGGCCAACTCGCGACGGGTAACCGCCGAGAAGGGCGCGGTCGACGATGTCGAGACCGCGCGCCGCGAGGTGGCTCGCCACGACGGTTACAACGAGGTCAATCCCGGCAAGAAATTCGAGGTCGAAAACACGACCCCGGACGTTGCGATCTTCACCGCACTGACCGACGACGCCAAGAAGGAAATGGACGGCTTCGCCAATGCCGATATCGCGGCGATGGGCGGGCCGGGCGGAATTACCAACATCTCCGGCAAGGCGATCGAGTTACTTCGACAACCGGGCATGGCTGAACTGGCACCGTTCGTGCTGTCGCACCGGTCCTGGAAGCTCGACCTCTACCGGAAAATCTGGAACGCGGCGCAGCGGCACTGGACCGGCGAACGTTTTATTCGCGTCAACTCCAACGACAAGATCGCGCAGTTCATCCAGATCAACGGCGTCGATGTCGACCAGTGGGGCCGCCCGGTGATGGTCAATGCCGTCGGTGCGCTCGACGTCAATATCGTGCTCGACATGGGACCTGATCTCGTTTCGATGATGGAAGAGACCTACGACATGCTCAAGGGCTATCCGCCAGGCACGTTCCCGCCGCAGGTCCTGATCGAGATGAATCCGAACCTGCCGCGCTCGGAAAAAGACCGCCTGATGCAGCTGATGCAGCCCAAGGTCGATCCGGCGCAGCAGCAGATGAAACAGATTCACGATCGCCTGACGATCGAGCATCTGGCCGGCAAGAATGCAAAACAGGCCGCCGATACGCAGAAGGCGTATGCTGGCGCCGAACAGTCACAGGCGACGGCAGCAGAGAAGCGCGCCAAGGCCGGCGACGTGACCCACGACCAGCATCTGGAGGCCGCCGAGTTCGGCCGCGACACGCTGTTCGAGGCGCACAGCATCATGCAGAAGTTCCTGCAGCCGCAGCAGGGGCCGCAAGGTGGGCAGCCGCAATCGGCGCCGCAACCGCAACCGCAACCGCAACCGCAAGCGCGACCGCAAACGCCGCCCGCCGGCGCACGGCGAGCACCGGACGGCAAACATTATCTTCCCGACCCGCAGCGTCCGGGAAAATACCTAATGATTGCGTGAGATGGCGCAGTTAATTCCAGTTGACTACGATCCATTCACGGCTGGAAATCCGAACGTCGGTCCGCGGCAGCCGGGGCAAACTTACGACACGAAACTCGATCCCGGCACCGAACAGTTCTTTCGTCAGTGGATCACACAAAACAAAATTCCGTTTGATCCCGATGCAACCGGACCGCAGGATTACGACATGCGGGGCTTCTATCAAGGCTTGCAGCAGAACAACCCAAAGGCGCGAACGGCGATCGATCCGAACGACAGCAGGATGCACTTTCCGGACTTCTGGAAAACGCCGCAACACGAGACGTTCTCAAACGAAAGTCAGTGGGCGGGTGCGGACGCGCCAGCGTGGAACGATCAGGATCAGCTTGTGAGCCGAGGTGGCCGCGTTCTGTTTGACGATCGAACAAAGCCGCTAATTCCGCAGCCCGACGTTCCGCTCAGTGTCTCGCTAGTTCCCGTAGATCACGATCCGTTCGGAGGCAGCAAGTAAATGTCCGCGAAACTCCTCTACACCGCCAAGGGCAACGATCCCGCCACCATCACATGGCCGGCGATTGGACCTCCCACGGACCAGGTTCAGGTGACCAGCGGCAAGCCGCTCGCGGTCGCGGGCCTGATCGGCTATGGCGACGGCACCATCACCTATCCGGACGGCCGGTTGTTTCCCGCACTGAGCTCGCAGGGAAGTTCGTTCGTCCACCAGAAAAACTGAGAGACCGCCATGGCCGTAACCCACAAGCCTGCCGCCGCGCCCGCGCCGATGCTCAAGAACGCCGCCGCGGCGCCGGTTATCTATTTCGACCACGTCGCGGCGATGGGCACCATCGCGGGACAAGTACAGGTCGAGGTCGCAGTCAACCTCCTGATGCCCAAGCCTGACGGCTCGGTCGCAATCGATATGAGTTGCACGGCGCATCTGCGCTGTTCGCTGCAGGCCTGTGCCGCGTTGCGCGACGCCTGTGACAGGGCGATCGAGATGCACACCAAGTCGCAGCAGGAGCGCACGCTCGACAGTTAAACCTTTCGTACTGCGCCACGAAACGGCGCACGGCACTATAGGGTTGCCGTCCACAAACCCTCGGCAGGCGTCCTCCATACGGCGCAACGCTTATCCACAGTCCGGGCGTGCGTGCACCCTCTCGTTTTTGAGGGTTCACCAAATGCGGTCTGCCGTCATCGCGACGATACGCGACAGTAGAGAAGGTCCAAACCATCATGGCGAGGGAAAGTTCAGATCCTATTTCTGCCGCGATCATTGCAACCGAAAAGGAAATCGCGGGAGATGCATGGGGTAACGAAGAGACGGACGCACTCGATCCAACCGGCGATCGCTCGCTCGAGGATCTAGGCGAAGGTCTGGAAGGCCAGCAGGAAGAGGCCGAGGTCGAGGAAGTCGAGGGCGAAGAACCCGAGGCAGAAGAGACCGAAGTCGAGCCCGGCAAGGTGGTGGCGGAGGAACAGCCTCTCGCAGCCAAGCCCGGCGAGCAGCAGGTCGATCGTAACGAACCGCAGGGCCGCGTGCCCTCCGGCAAGTTGCGCGAAGCCAACGAGCGCGCTCGCGTGCTGCAGGCGGAACTCGACACGTTCAAGACGCGCGAAAGCCAGAACACGGACCGGTTCACCGACCTTTCCGCGAAGCTGGACCGGGCGCTGGGACGGATCGACGAACTGAGCCGCGCGCCGCGCGGCGAGGTGAAGCCTGAGCCTGCCAAGACCGAGGCCATTCCGGACATCTTCGAGGACCCGCAAGGGTTCAAAGCCCACATGGAGAAGGGGTTTCAGACCGAGCTTGCCAAGCGCGACCAGCAGATTTCTGCCCAGCGCGTGGAAACCTCGATGGCGATCGCGCACGCGTTCCACAAGGACACGTTCACGAACGCCTTTGCGGCGATCAACAAGCTCGACGTCAACAACCCCGACGATCGTTCGATCGTGGCACGCATCTACAATTCGCCGAATCCCGGCGAGGCGCTGGTGTCGTGGCACAAGCGGGAAACCACCCGCGCGGAAGTTGGCGATGACGTCGTTGCGTATCGTGAACGCATCGCCAAGGAAGCCCGCGAATCCCTCGCGAAAGACCCCGAGTTCCGAAAGCAACTCCTCGCTGACATGCGGGGCGAAGCGGCAGCAGTCGGGGAAGATGGTCGACCGCGTAACACCACCCGGATTCCGCAATCGTTAGCACGCGCACAAGGCTCGAATGTCGGCACAGGCCGCGTCGATCCGAATGCCGGCGACAGTTCGGACCAAGGAATCGCAGACGCCGCCTGGCGTTAGGACTTCCGCGACCACTCCAAAATGACGAAGCCTGCCCCGGCGCATTCGTGCGCTCGGGAGTAAGTGCCGGTTTGAATTGAACGCTGTCCTGACGCGGGCCTCACACAAGAGGACCGCCAACATGGCGCTTACTACCGTATCGGCTAATAATAAACTCATCGTATTCCGGAAACAGATGTACCGGGAATACGTCCGTGAAAACCTGTTCTCGCCCTACATGGGACCGAGTGAAAACGCGATCATCCGCGTCATCACCGACCTCGACAAGGGCGGCAAGATGGGTGGCGAGCAGATCAATATCCCGCTCTCCGCCAGGCTGAACGCGCAAGGCGTCGGTGTCGGCCCGCTGGTCGGCAACGAGGAACTGCTCGACAACCAGGGCACCCGTTTCTGGGTCGACTTCGCCCGCCACGCGGTCGCGATCAACAAGGCCGACCAGAACAAATCCTCGGTCGATCTGTTCGGCGAGTTCCGCCCGAAACTGGTCGATTGGGGCCAGGAAAAACAGCGCGACGAAATCTGCGACGGCTTCTATGCCGTTCCTTCGCAGGCAGCACCGGCTGGATTGGGCTCCAACCTCGGCCAGCGCGTCAACGGCGTGCTGTTCGATGCGGCAACCGCAGCCCAGCGCAACACCTGGATCACCGACAACGCGGACCGCATCCTGATCGGATCGGGCAATACCGCCAACCTCGTGGCCGGCAACTTCGCGGCATCCATGTCCAACATCACGTCGGGCATGACGCTGTCGGGCGCGCTGGTCAACCGGATGAAGCGTTCGGCCAAGAAGGCCAATCCGCGCATTCGTCCCTTCAAGCTGAAGGAAAACGGCACCGAGTGGTTCGTCTTGTTCGTCGGGCAGGAGCAGTTCCGCGACGCGCAGAACGACACCGACATCAAGACCGCCAACCAGAACTCGCGGGCTCGGGAAAATCAGGGCTACCTGAAGAACCCGATCTTCGTCGACGGCGATCTCTTGTATAACGGCGTCATCATCCGGGAAATTCCCGAACTGTCGCTGCGGCTGCCGGTGTTCTACACCAACGCGGGCGCCATCGGCATTCAGGTCGCTCCCGCTCACCTGTGCGGGCAGGGCGCGATGGCCTGGTGCTGGGGCGAGATGCCCACGCCCACCTTCCGCAAAGAGGATGACTACCAGTTCATCCGCGGCGTCGGTGTCGAGATGTGCTACGGCGTCGGCAAAATCGCCAAGCTCAACGCAGCGGGAAATTTTAAAGATTGGGGTGTCTACACCGCATTCTTTGCCGCGGTCGGCGACAACTAAGGCCTGACCCCGTGATCCCGCGCGGCGCGGTCACCTGATCGCGCCGCTTCCCTCTTCATCCCCAATTCCTGACCGGCCGAAGGAGGCCATCCACCATGAAAGCCAAACTCTTCCGCGTGCTTGCAGCGATGCTGCTGGCCGTCTTTGCGATGGGCGGGGCTTATGCGCTGCAGGTCGACCAGACCCGCATCATGAGCAAGCGCTACGTCGGTTCGCAACAGCTGACCTACTACCGCCTGACGCTGAACTTCAACGACCCGAACATCTCGACCGCGCAGATGTTCGGAGCGCTCGGCAAGAACTGGTACATCGATCACATCGATTGCCACGTCACCACCACGTTCAACGCCGCGACCACCAACGTCGTGACGTTCGGCACCTCAAGTGCGGCTAACGAGATCATGGGTGCGTCCGATCTCAACGAAGCCTCGGCGACCGTGCAGCATCTGACCTCGGCCTTGGGCCTTGGTCTGAATGCCACCTCGGCGGCCGACGTGACGCTGTTCGCCAAATACGCGCAGACCGGACCGGCGGCGACGCAAGGCTCGGTGACCTGCGTGATCGCCTACGTCCCGAACGACGATCTGTAACGAGCGATCCGGCCGCGTCCATCCCGGGCGCGGCCGGCGTTTTATTTTCAACAACAACGGAGGAAGTCATGGCGAAAGCATCCGCGAAAGCGGTCGAGGAACAGGCCGAACTGATGGTCGAGCCGGTTGTGGAAACGGTCACCTATATCCCCTCGCAGGGCGATCCCTCGCATGTGGTGTGGTGCGGCCATACGTTTCACGCCAACGTGGCGAAGGAAATCCGCGGCCATGCCACGGGCAATGCGCGCGACAAGCTCAACGCGGAACTGATCGACCGGGCGCGTGAGAACAAGTCATTTTCGGTCGGCAACGCAAAGCCCAAGCGCGACGCGGTCAAGCACCCGACCACGGCGGAAGAATACCGGGTCTATTTCGTGGAATGGCTGAAGGATGCCGAGATCCAGCACGCCGAGCAACTGATCACGCGCTTCGCGCGGGATCGGCAAATTCAGTTCGCCTGCGGCGTCGGGACTGATGATTTTGACATGATGCGCGACCTGTTCATGCCCAAGCTGCACCAATTGGCGAAGGCCGATGAACTCACGGATGGGCATGTCTCGGACATCTGGGTGCGCAACGGCTACAACGTGCTGCCGTGGTAGTTGGAAGATCGGTAGCCTGAGATGGCAATCAATTCCCCCTACCGCACGTCCTCGGACCTCGTGATGCGGGTGCTGGAAATCCTCGGCATCATCTCGGTCGGCGAGCCGATCGACCCCGAGGATTTTTCCAAGGTCAACAATAATCTCGACAGCATTTATAGAAAGCTCGGGGGACTCGAGATCGTCTATGTCGCCGATCCCGACAACATCCCGGGCGCGTGGTTCGAGGAT